GATGCCGTGAGCGCGGAGCATCCCGTAGTTGACGTCGTGATCCCGGTCTACAACTGCGATCGCTATCTAGCGGAGGCCGTTGAGTCCGTGCGCCAACAAGCGGTGGACCTTCACCTCTTCGTCGTCGATGACGGGTCCGACCATCCAATCCCGGGCGCCGGCCTGAGGATCGATCACGCTGGACCGGCAGTAGCGCGGAATGCCGGTGCTCGACTCTGCTCCTGCCCATTCATCGCTTTCCTCGATGCCGACGACGCGTGGCATGTGGACAAGCTGAGCCTTTCGCTCCAAGCGATAGGCGAGCGAGAGAACTGCATCTGCACGTCCGGCATCCTCTGGGATCGTCAGCGCCCGATGCTAGGCGAAGTGGTGACGATGGACGGGCTGCTCCAGCGAGACCACCTCGTCACCAGCCCGGTGATGACCAGGAAGGCGTTCGACCTCGTGGGGGGGTACGATCCGTCGCTGCTCTTGGCGGAAGATCTCGACTTCATGTTCCGCGCCTTGAGAGCGGGAGTTGAGTTCGTCCACGTTCCGCAGCCCTTGGTGCTGTACCGCAAGCACGACGACTCCCTGACGGTCGCGCATCGGGCAGAACACCGAGCCGCAGCACAGCGCGTCCGGTCTTCGCAGGGTGCCCTGTCATGATCTCGTTCAGCCGTCTCGGCAGTCACGGCCGCCTTGGCAACCAGCTCTTCCAGTACGCTCTGCTCCTGGGCGTGGCAGCCAAAACCGGCTTCAAGATAGGAATCCCGCGGATGCGTCATCTCCTCGGTGAGTTCCATCTCCCGGAAGAAGTCTTCAACGCCTCAATCCATCCGTCACGCCGGATCACACCGAGTCATCGCGAGCGACAGTACGGCTTCGACGAATCAGTCTTCAGCGTTGAGGACGGAACGGACTTCTTCGGTTACTACCAGACGGAGAAGTACTTCGAGCACGTCGGGGAAACCGTTCGGAGCCATCTAGTCCCGGCGTCCAAGTATGTCGAGAGAGCCACGGCGGACATGGATGGTTATCGCAGCGAGTGGGACAGGACCCTGCCTCCGGGATATTCCACCGTCATGCTGCACATGAGGAGGGGAGACAACGTCCACGGCGGCGGAATCGATCCCAAATTGCACGCCTCGTTCATTCCGCTTCAACCTCTCGCGTACTATCGGAACGCAATCGACCTACTGTCACAGTGCACGAAGCAAGCTCTTGCGTACGTGGTATTCTCGAACGACAGTGCGGACGCTGCCTGGTGCTCCGAGAACTTTCCTCTGCCGAACGCCGTCTACCGGGGAGGTCCGGAAGACGATCCGGTATGGGACTTCGCGTGCATGCTGCTCTGCGACCACAAGATCATCTCGAACAGCACGATGTCCTGGTGGGCCGCGTGGCTGTCCGAGAAGCCATCGGCGATCATCGTCCGCCCCACGCTCTGGTTCGGTCCGGCCTACCCTCCTCCGCGATGGGACATCAAGGACCTGTTCCCAGAGCGGTGGCTTTCCGCGGGGCCGAAATGAGCGAGGCGGAGTTCGGTGGCCCGTGGACCGTTGGAGACCACGAGGAGATGCCCTTCTTCGACGAGGCGCTCGCCGGCGCGATTCGAGACCTGGCCGTCCCTCCGTGTCGGTCCGTCATCGACATCGGCTGCGGGTTGGGCCGTTATCTTGAGTTCCTGTCCGACTCGATGGCTGGTCCGCTGCTCGGGATTGAACCGCTGATCTCCGTCGACGCCGGCAGGTGGAGGGTCCTCGCCGAAGACGTGACCTTCGGCCCTCCTCGCGACCTCGGGCACTTCGACCTGGTTCTGTGCCTGGAGGTCACCGAGCACGTCGCGATGGAGCGCCACAAGGCGCTGTTCGACGCGATCGCCGCGCGGACGCCGCGTCTGATCGTATTCTCAGGAGCGGTTCCTGGACAGACCGGCTACGGACACATCGCCTGTCGGGCGCCTGGTGAGTGGGCTGACGAGTTCGCGATCCGTAGATTCCACGCCGACCCGTTCGCGACGGTTCGGCTGCGCACCGCCGCCTGTTTCGACTGGTTCAAGGACAACCTCATGGTCTTTCGTCCGGGGAGGTGATCATGCTCGTAGACACCGCGAAGATATTCGCGCTTCATCGCTTCCGTCCCAAGGGCGTGATCCAGGTCGGGGCGCACATGGGACAGGAGGTGGACTCGTTCGTCGCGATGGGCATCGAGGACGCTTTGTTCTTCGAGCCGTTGCCGATGCCCTACGCGGAGCTGCTCAAGAAGATCGTGAAGGTCAAGCGACCTCGGGCCTTCCAGGTGGCACTGGGTCCCGAGGACGGTACGGTCACCATGAGCGTCGAGCACCATCCGGCGAACAAGGGGATGTCCAGCTCGTGTCTGCGTCCAAAACTGCACACCCAGATGTCCCCGGACGTGGTGTTCGATTCCGAGCTTGTCGTTCCGCAGAGGACGCTCGACGGGGTCCTCAAGGAAGTCGAGATTGAGGGAGCGGTATTCGACTTTTTGTGCATGGACGTGCAGGGCTACGAGGGAGCCGTTCTGCGCGGTGCTGAGCAGACCATTCGGGGGATCCAGGCCATCGTCACGGAGATCAACTGCGCGGAGCTGTACGAAGGGTGCGTCCAGGTCGGCGAGCTGGACGAGTACCTGGCGGCGCGCGGGTTCAAGAGGGTTGAGACCTACATGGTGCACCGCTGGTGGGGCGACGCCTGCTACATGAGGATGTGATGGACCTCTCCATCGTCACGTCGGCACGGAACAAGGACTACGGGTCCGATCCGTCCAAAGGAGGACGAGTCTTCACGGGCGGTCTACCTTTCGTCGATCGGTTCGGCTTGGCCGTCTCTCACAATCTAGACCTGCTCGCACGGACGGACATCAATGCGGAGTGGATCATCGTCGACTGGTGCTCACCTGGCGATCCATTGTGCATGGTCGATCAGCTCAAGCCGATCTTTGCAGATAGAAGAGTGCGGACTATCATCGTTGGTGAAAGCGTCGCGAGAGCCGAGGGATTGATCCCCGCCACCGGATTCTTCGAGCACTTCGCCAAGAACGTCGGCATCCGCAGAGCCGCCGGCCGTTACGTCCTCATCCTGAACGGGGACGTGATGCTGTCCGAAGAGTTGCTTGCGGCCGTCGTTGCACAGTCTGTGGTCGATGATGATCAGCACTTCTTCCGTCCGAGCCTTCACAGAGACCTTCATCCCCAGACGAGAGATGTGATCAGAACATCGCATCTTGATGACAGGCGCTGTCCTGACTGGAGGGTCTCTGCAAACTACGGTGGCAACTTCCTTATGGTCAGTAGAACGACCATGCTCTCCGTCGCGCAAGGATTCGACGAGGTCAGTCCGATCCACAGAAATGAGTACTGGCATCGGTCTGGAATGGACGGTGAGATCTTGTGGCAGATGCACCGGCAAGGAGTCACTCTTCAACACCTTCCGGGTGCTTATGATCACCTGTTCCACGGCAAACCTCCCGAAGGAATGAGCTACAATCAGGACGGTTATCAGAACCGAGCGGACTGGGGTCTCATCAACTATGCCACCGTCGAAGAGAACGGTGCGCTGAGGATCAGCGCATGCCAGAAACAGTAGGCGTCATCGGAGTCGGAAAGCTCGGACTGTGTTTCGCGCTGGCCGCGGCTGACGCCGGGTTCAGGGTCGTGGCGACGGATAAGGACCTGCCCTACCTGCGGAGCGTCGAAGACGGATCATTCCGTTCCAAAGAGCCCGGCGTGAACGAGCTGATGGCGAAGACTCTCGACCTCTCTGTCGTGAAGACGATTCCGGAAGTCGTCGAGGCATGCCCGATCTCCTTCGTGTTCGTTCCTACTCCATCGCTTCCGAATGGGAGTTATGACCACACGGCCGTCGACGACGTGTTGGCTCGCCTGCCCGTGGCTGATGAAGAGAAGGACCTCGTGATCTGCTGCACCACGATGCCAGGTTACATCCTCTCGGCAAGTATGCTCGCAAAGTCAAAGCGGTTTCGGCTGTCCTACAACCCGGAGTTCATCGCCCAGGGAGAGATCCTCAAGGGGCTGACTCGTCCCGACTTGGTCCTCGTGGGAGAGGACGACGACAAGGCCGGAGAGGCGATCACCGAGGTCTACCGGCGCATCGTCAAGAACGACGCCTTCATCTTCCATATGGGGATCACGGCGGCAGAGGTGACGAAGATCGCCATGAACTGCTTTCTGACCATGAAGATCTCCTTCGCCAATGCGATCGGAGACCTTCTTCATAGGCTGGCGTGTGGCGGAGACGTGGACAACGCCCTGTCCTGTATCGGCCATGACAGCCGCGTGGGGAATCGGTACATGCGATACGGAGACGGCTACGGTGGGCCGTGCCTCCCCCGCGACAATCGAGCCTTGGGGTTGGCCGCGGCTGCCGTGGGATTGGACATAAGGCTCTCGGCCGCCTCCGACGCCCAGAACCAACTGCACCTCGAAGAGCAACTTGCCCGTGTCCTACTCGACCCGTCGAAGTTCTTCCGCATCGTGGGCGTGACCTACAAGGAAGGAACCGACATGATCGAGATGTCGCAGCGGCTCGCGCTCGCGGTCCTCGCTCGCGAGGCCGGCAAGAAGGTTTTCATCGCCGACCGCGAGGACGTGATCAAGCAGGTTCGCCTAATCCACGGTGACCGTTTCTGCTACGAGGTCCTGCCATGATCGCGGTCTGCGGAGCCGGCGGGTTCATCGGTGGTTGGTTGGTAAAGCGCCTCCTCGCCGACGGCAACGAGGTTCGCGCGGTGGACATCAAACCATTCATCGACTGGTACCAGAAGCATCCGGAAGCTGAGAACCGCGTCCTAGACCTGAAGCGAATCTCCGACTGCCACACCGCTGTCGCCGGGTGCTCGAAGGTCTACAACCTCGCGGCAGACATGGGCGGGATCGGCTTCATCGAGAGTCACAAGGTTGCGTGCATGCTCAACGTCCTCATCAACACCCACCTCCTCATGGCGGCTTCGGAGGCGAAGGTGGAGCGATTCTTCTTCTCCTCTTCCGCCTGCGTCTACGCGGCCGACAAGCAAACGAACCCGTCGATCAGGGGTCTGGTCGAGGCGGACGCCTACCCGGCCAGCCCGGAGGACGGCTACGGCTGGGAGAAGCTGTTCTCAGAGAGGATGTGCCGGCACTTCGCGGAGGACGTCGGACTTCAGATCCGAGTCGCTCGCTACCACAACATCTATGGGTCGCATGGGGCTTTTCGAGGCGGTCGAGAGAAGGCGCCGGCCGCCATCTGCCGGAAGGTGGCCGAGGCGGTCATCAACAGAGCAGGCGGAATCGAGATCTGGGGCGACGGGAGCAAGACGCGGAGCTTCACCTGGATCGATGATTGTATCGAGGGCACCCTCCGGCTCATGGAGAGCAACTGCTCCGAGCCGGTGAATATCGGGAGCTCGGAGAAGGTTACCGTGGACGAACTCGTGGGAGTCGTGGAGTCCTGCGCGAACGTCAAGCTGGAGCGACACTACCTCCTCAACTCCCCGACAGGTGTGGCCGGTCGTAACAGCGACAACTCTATGATCCGCAGCGTCCTGGGATGGGAGCCGAACACCCCGCTCGTGGATGGGATCTCCAAGACCTACGCATGGATCTTCGATCAACTACTGGCCGAACATCATCGGCGGGCGAATGCGCCGTGGCACCTGCGGTAGCATGGGCCTAGACTTCGACCATATTTCAGAAGGAGGCTCCGATGCGAACGACCGAGGCTGACGTCAAGGCGATCATCGACACGGCCCTGACCGAGGACGAGCTCAACCCCTTCCTGACGGCTGCGAACGTGCTCGTCTCAGCCGTCGTCGGCAACGAAGGCTATACGGAACAACACCTTCGAGAGATCGAGCGGTGGCTCGCGGCCCACCTCATCGCCATCCGTGATCCGCGCCTCATGAGTCAGAAGATCGGCGACGCCGACGCGGTCTACGCCGGCTTCGCTCAGTTCGGCAAGGGCCTGGAGTTCACCTCCTACGGGCAGCAGGTCCTCCTGCTGGACACGCACGCGAGGTTCGCCGCGCTCCAGAACGCCAAGAGGCCGATCGAAGTCAAGGTGATCTGCTGATGCCTGGCATGTCGCAGATCGTCTCATCGGTGTTGAACCAGAAGGCGGTCTACTGGGGAGGCCCGACGCCGGACGGATACGGCGGGTCCACCTACGAGGCGCCTCGGGAGATCAAGTGCCGCTGGCAGGACGGGAACGCCGTCTTCGTCGACCAGGCAGGCCGGGAGGCGGTCTCCAAGGCCCAGGTCTACGTGGCGGAGGACCTCGCGGTCGGGGGCCACCTGCGGCTCTGTACCCTTGCGGAACTCTCCTCCGGGGCAGAGACTCCGGGCGAGGGGCTCGACACGGCGGAGATACGGTCCGTCGGCAAGACGTGGGACGTGAGCGGGATAGTCCCGCTGCGGAAGGTCTTCCTGGTCTGAGCGAGGGGAGGGATCGACGATGGCGACGCCGGCCAGCATGACCCTCGACTCCTCCGAGGTGACGAAGAATCTCAACAAGATCCTGCAAGGTCTGGACCGGACCTGCAAGGGCGCCATGCACGCCGCGCTGCTCATGGTGCGCCGCCGGGCCACGCCGCTGACGCCGGTGGACACGGGCAACCTCCGGCGCTCGATGGGCACGCAGGTCGAGAAGCAGGGACAGGCCGGGTACACCGGGGTCATCTACTACACCTCCGCCTACGCACCCTACGTCCACGAGATCAACAAGAACTACAGGGCCAAAGGGACCCAGTGGAAGTTTCTGGAGACGGCGCTGTGGCAGTCCTCCAATGACATCCTGAAGCTCTTCGGCTCCGCGGTCGACGTGCAGCACCTGCTGAGGCCTCAGGCCGGCGGTGGCATGCAGTCCTCCGGAGAGAGCAACGCCACATGAACCCGCCCAGCGTTGACATCAAGGATCTCCTGATCGCCAACGGCACCCTCGGGTTGACCCTGGGGACGAACCTCTTCGTCTCCGAGATCCCCGAGACGAACGCCCTGGCCGTCGGCGTCTACGACTACCCCGGCGAGGGTCCGGAGCTGGAGTACACCTACGAGAGGCCGAACGTTCAGGTACAGGTGCGGGGCGGCAAGGTAGGTGGCGCCTACGTCGCGGCGCACCAGATGGCCCAGCGGATCCGGGACGTGCTGATCGCTCAGCGCCGCCCTGTCATCAACGGCGCTCGCTACATCCTGATCACCTGCCTCTCGGACGTCGGCTTCGTCGGCTACGATGAGAACCACCGTCCGCAGTTGACCGTCAACTTCCGCATCCACCGGACGAGCCACCCGTGACCACCGCGGCGATCACCGGACACGGGGCGAGGTTCCTGCGCGAAGCCGTGGCCTACGACGGCGTCTTCCTCCCGATCGCCGGCATCACCTCCATCTCCGGTCCTGGTCTCGGCCGCAACGCGATCAAGGTCTCGAACCTCGGGTCTGCCGGCGGCTACCACGAGTACATCGGAGGCATCCGCGACGGCGGCGCGGTCACGATCCAGGCGAACTTCCTGCGGTCGACCTACGACGTCTTCCGGACGGACTTCGTCGCGGGCGTCCTGCGGGAGTACCGCATCGAGCTTCCGGATTCCGCCTTGAGCACGCTCCGCTTCCGTGCCATCGCCATGAGCTGCAAGATCAACGAGATCCTGCCGGACGGGAAGATCTCCGCTGAGGTCGTCTTCAAGGTCAGCGGCAGGATCGTCATCCTGGAGACCATCCCGGAGCCGGAGGATCCTGAGCCGGACTACGCCGGGACCGTCTACAACATGATGGGGTTCGAGACCGGGTGGGGCGAGTTCTTCATTTCCTACGATGACGTGTCCTTCCCTCTCGGCACCGCCACCGAGGGCATCGGGGAGAGGGTCCTCCTGCTGGACTCATCGGTGGGAGCTCAGCCGTATGTTTCGGTCCAGACCGTGGGAGATGACGGTCGGCCAGTGGGCACGACGCATTATGGGTCCTGGCTGTGCTTCTATTTCTCCTGCGATCAGCTCCCCTCCGATGTCGCTTTCGTGGCGACCGGTGTCATCGCCGGAGGAAACGTCTACCTCAAGCTCACTGCGGGCGGATTGCTTGGGGTCTACGATGCTGACGGCGCGAAGGTCTTCGAGTCGTCTTCTGCCTTGGTTCCGGGGCAGTGGTACAAGATCGCTTTCTATGCCAGCAGACACGACGGCTTCCAGACCCTCTTCTATGTCGACGACGTCCTGATCGGATCCGAGGAGTTGTGGGATTCCTTGAACGGGGTATCCGGGTTTCATCTTGGCTACAGCACACTCGATCAGCCGGCCGGGGTTCGTTTTCGATATGACCACGTCATCTACGGAAGCGAGCGGATGACGGGAACCTGGGGTATCACCAACCTCGTGCCGGTGCGCGACGTGACGAAGGACGCCTGGGCCATCGGAGCCTCGCAGTCGGGTGCTCCGTACTTCACCCAGGGATCCACGGACGACCTCTGGTCCGCGATGGACGGGGCTCCGATCGAGAATCCGAGGCCGAGCATCCCGACGGACAAGGACGTGGAGGTAGCCGCTGGGTTCCTTCGCAACGCCACGACCGGCGTTCAGGTCGTCTCCGTGGGAGTGACGCCGATCTCCGGCGTCTGGACCGGGCACGAGCCGGACAAGATCTATGCCGTGAAGGGGATATCGCTCTACCGGTGTGAGGTAGCGGGAGCACTGTCCACGGGCACCCCGTTCCTGGACTGCTACGACGGGCTCAACCCGGGGGCGGGAGCCACGCGATCCGCCAACGACGATGGAAGCGATACGATCACGACGGGCGGCTACTACGGGGTCAACCGGCAGGTACTCCAGCTCAACCCGGCGACGGGACTGGCGTTCACCATTGCGGACTTGGACCTGATCGAGGTCGGGCTGAGCCGCGCGTCGACCTCCAACAAGATGCACCTGGGCCGCTTGGCGGTGGCGGTCCTCCACTCTCGCCTCCATCATACCGCAGTCGAACCTCTGGTCTGGTAGGATCACGTCGCGGCCAGGGAACGGCAGCGACTCTCAGGGAAGGGAAACGAGGAAGGGAGAACGAGCAATGTCAAGCGGAGCGGTAGCTGGTGTCGGTACCACCTTCTCAAGGGCGACTCCACCGGCGAACACGGTGTTCGTCGCCATCGCGGAGGTCAACTCGATCTCTGGACCGACGATGCAGCGGAACCAGATCGACGTGACCAGCCTGGACAGCACGGGAGGCTACAAGGAGTTCATCGCCGGCATGAAGGACTCCGGCGAGATCTCGCTGAGCATGAACTTCACGATGGGGACCTGGGGGACAATGAAGTCGGACTTCGACTCGAACACGGCCCGAGTCTACAAGATCGTCCTGCCGGACTCCACGGCCACGACCTTCCAGTTCTCGGGTCTCGTGACGGCCTGCCCCTTCGCCGCCATCACCCCGGACGAGAAGATCACCTGCGACGTCACGATCAAGATCACCGGCGTCGTCACCGTCACCAGCTAGGAGGCACTGCCTCGGGAGGAAGCGCATGGCCCTGACACGGGAGCAGATCCTCGCCGCCAACGACGTCGAGATGGAAGAGGTGCCGATCCCCGAGTGGGGTGGCACCGTCTTCGTCCGCAGCATCGGAGCGACAGCCAAGGAGCGGATCGGGCAGGCGATGATAGGAGAGGACGGAAAGCCGCGCAACATGATCGGCTTCCGGGCGCTCTTCGCCTCGCAGTCCATCGTTGACGAGCACGGCAACCTGATCTTCTCGGCGGCGGACCTGGAGTCCCTCGGCACCAAGTGCGAGTCGGCGCTGGACAAGATCCTGGACGTCGGGCGGCGCCTGTCCAAGATGGACCGGGAGGCGGTGGAAGCAGAAGTGGGAAACTCCTCCGGCGGCCAGAGCGCCGATTCCACTTCCGCCTAGCTCTGGCTCTCGGCTTCGCGCACCCCGACCACCTGCTGCGGGAGCTCACCGCCGCGCAGTTGGCGGAGTGGATCGCCTACGCGGAGGTGGAGCCGTTCGGGGACCGACTGGACTGGCTGCGCACCGGCGTGCTTGCCTCCTTGTGGGCGAACATGAACCGCAAGAAGGGCACGCCCGCGTTCAAGCCGGAGGACTTCATGCCCGACTCTCCGGAGAAGCGGATCGTGAAGAAGCGCAAGCAGACGCCCGCGGAGATGAAGGCCCTCTTCATGCCGCTGGCTGAGGCTGGGAAGGCCAGGGCGGCCCAGGAAGCGAAGCGGGCGGCGAGGGGGTGAAGGCATGGCCGGAAGCGTAGACGTCGGAACCCTGCGGGCCAAGCTCGGCCTGGACGCCTCAGGGTTCGAGAAGGGCGTGGCCGGCGCCAAGCACGAGATGAAGGGCTTGGCGAAGGAGATGACGGCCATCCTGCCGGCGATGGCCGGGCTAGCCGCCAGCTTCGGCGTCTTCGAGCTCTTCAAGGAGTTCACCCGCGACGGTATGGCGTTCGCCCACACGATGGAGACCGTGGGCGGGGTGTTCCGCTCGACGCAGGAGGAGATGGAGAAGGTCAAGGAGGCCGCCATCTCCTTTAGCGAGAGATCGTCCCAGTCGGCTAACCAGATCGGCCGCGGGTTCTACTTCCTGGCCTCCGCAGGCTTCACCGCGGTCCAGGCGATCGAGGCGATGCCGACCGTGCTCAACCTGGCGAAGATCGGCGAGATGGAGATCGCCAGGTCGACGGACATCGCGGTCAACGCCATGCGGGGGATGGGCAAGGAGACGAAGGACCTCGCCGGCATGGCCGACGTCATGGTCGGCACCTTCACCCGCATGAACTCCACGCTCGACACCCTGGCCGAGTCCTACACCTACGTCGTCCCGATCGGAAAGGCGTTCGGCTACACCTTCGAAGAGCTGAACGCTCAGCTCGGCGTTCTCTCCAACTCCGGCGTGAAGGGCTCGATGGCTGGAACCCAGCTCGCGATGGCGATCCAGCGGGCGAACGAGGTGGCGATCAAGCTCAAGTTCTCCTCCGGAGACCTGATCGACGTGCTGGAAGAGATGGGCAAGCAGGGCTACACGAACGCGGACATCATGGACATGTTCGGCCAGCGGGCCGGCCGGGCCGCGCTGATCCTGGCCCAGAACACCGCACAGGTGCGGGCGCTGACGGACACCCTCCAGACCGTCGGGGGAGAGACGACGGTGCTGGCCGCCAAGATGTCCAGCTCCGCCCAGAGCGCCTTCGGCCGTCTCAAGGGTCTGTGGAAGTCACTGGGCGACTCGGTCTATGAGAGCTATCAAAAGCGGCTGATCGAGGTGCTCGAAGGGACCTGGAACTGGATCGACAAGAACCGCGAGGTCATCGTCAAGTTCCTATCCGCGATCATGCAGATCATCACCGAGGTCATTGGAGCTTTCTCGACGTTCGCCGGGATCTTGGCCGCAGTAGGAACGGCCGCGGCGCAAGCATTGGGTCTCACGATTGAGAAGCTGATCGAGGTTCATGAGGAAGCAAAGACGACGTCATTGGCGATAGCTGAAGCCTTTCACGTCCCTCCGATGACAGACTGGGACAAGATGGTCACACAGCAGAAGATGCGGACGAGCGAGATCGTCTCGTTCCTCTCGTCGTCTCTGCAGGTATTCGGCGCCTTCATCGCCGGGGTCTCCAAAGAGGTGGTCATGCTGTTCGTCAACGCGCAGAAGGTCGCTTCGAACTTCATGGCATGGATGGAGGCATCTGGTAAAGCTATCGCCAAGGGAAAGTTCTTCGGGGGTGACAGTCCGGAGTCCAAGAACCTCGCCGCCGCGAAAGCGGCCTTTGACTCCTCGGTCACGACGACCTGGAGCGATGCGGTCAAAGGCTATGAGGACTACAACGCGACGATCGAACGCATTGACCAGGAACAGGAGGACAAGAAGAACTGGCGCACGCCGGAGCAGCAATGGGACTTCGAGCACGGCCTCAAGGGACAGCGTCAATTTCTCGACGTGGCCCGCATCGACAACGAAAAGTACTTCTCTGAGATCCAGGCGATGGCGAAGTACTACGCAGATCAGGAGGGGATGACCACCGAGAAGCTCGCCGAGAGGAAGCGCCAGATCTGGGCTGACTACGACGAGAACCGGGCCGAGATGCTGGCGCAGGAGATCGCGGACGGACGGACCAAGTTCGGCCTGTCACTCAAGGACGAGGACACGCTGCGCAAGGGACACCTGGAACAGATGAAGAAGCAGCTCCACCTCTTCTTCTCGGGAACCGACACCAGCAAGGCGACGATCCTTCCCAAGGGCGGAGCGGGAGGGGAAGATGCCGACGCCGCGAAGAAGGCCCTGGCCGACGAGCAGAAGGCGCGGGAGCGGGCGCACGACGACGTGATCGCCGGCTTGCGGGACCTCCTGAAGTCGCAGGACCTCACGGCCGCGGAGATGAGCGACGTCTGGACCGCGTACTACATGGACCAGGAGGCGAAGATCGGGCAGTGGGCGGCGGCCGCAATCGCCGCCGGACAGGACGTGGCCTTCACCACGAAGATCGCCCGCAAGAAGATCGACGACCTCCTCAAGGAGCAGCCCGGCTACAAGACCGACGAGATGCGCAAGGGGCAGGCGGACCGGCACCGGGCGATGGTCGAGGCGTGGGACGCTTCGGAGGCTCGCTACAAGGACCAGCGGGCGCAGGCGCTCGCCGACGAGCAGCAGCGCACCCGCGACTCCGTGCAGAAGTGGGTTGACATCGCCGACGGAGGCTTTCGGAACATCTCCGACATCATGGTCGGCTTCTTCATGACGGCCAAGGGCGAGTGGGCAGACTTCCATCGCACGATGCTGGACATGCTCGGCAGTCTTCTGAGCTCCTTGATCGTGGCGTTCGGGGACGCGGCCGCGCAGAAGATGAGCGGAGCGAAGAGCATGGGCGGCTGGCTGGTGGACTTCCTGAAGGGCGGCGGGCCGGCCGAAGCCACGATGGACACCGGGGTGGACCTTGGGGTCGTCTATGAAGGCGAGCGCATGTCAGCGAGGGGAGGCATCTTCAATCGCCCGACCAGGAGCATCATCGGCGAGGCCGGCCCGGAGGCGGTGATCCCGCTGTCGCGGTTCCGCGACCCGGCCTTCACGGAGCGCCTCACCGGCACGGGCCAGCACGCGGCTACCCAGGCCGCGGCGCCGGTCACCGTCTACATCCAGACGCCGGACGCCCAGTCGTTCCGGGCGTCCTCTTCGCAGGTCGCGGCCCGGATCGCTCTGGCGGTGCGCGCCGGGCAGCGGAGCATGGCATGACCTACGCTTCCTTCGACGCGATTCTCTTCCCGACGGACATCTCCTACGGGAGCGCGGGTGGACCGGAGTTCAAGACTGAGCTGATGGAGCTCGGCGGCGGCGAGGTGCAGGGTACGATGCGCCAGCCGATCCATCGCGCCCGCTGGAACGTGGCCTACGGAGTGAAGACCGACGCCGACCTGGACGCGCTGATGACCTTCTTCACCTGCCGCCGGGGCATGGCAGCCGGCTTCTACTTCGAGGATCCGCTGGACCATCGCAACGAGCAGCAGAGCATCGGAACGGGCAACGGTGCCAATCGCAGCTTCACGATCCCTCTCTCGAAGACCTACGTCTCCGGAGTCGTCACCAGGACGCGCACGAACCTGTTCATCTCGGAGGCTAGTCTGGAGGTGTTCGTGGGGGGAGTCGCCGGGGCCGGCTATGAGTACTTTCCGGCAACGCACAGCCTGCTGCTGGACGTCGCGCCGGGGAACGGAGTGGCCGTCGCGGTCTCTTATGACTTCTGGATCAAGGCCAGGTTCGACTCGGACTACCTCACGCGGGTGCTGGCGGACTACCTCGCCGGCTCCGCGCAGGTCCCGATCCGGGAGCTGGTATGAGCTTCGTCGTCGACGAGATCGTCTTCCCGGAGGACATCGCCTACGGAAGTCAAGGTGGACCGGAGTTCTCCACGGAGATCATCGAGCGAGGTGACGGCAGCGAGCAGCGCAACCAGCGTTGGCAGTTCTACCGGGAGCGGTGGGACATCAGCTACGGCGTTCGATCCCAGACCCAGTTGGACGCGCTGCAACTCTTCTTCATCGGGCGCGGCGGGCGGGCGCGCGGCTTTCTATTCCGCAACCCCAAGGACTATGACGCCACGCTCTCCCGCTTCGCTACCGGAGTCGCGGGCCAGCATAACTACCAGCTCGCGAAGACCTACACCGACGGACTGGTCACCTACACGCGGAGGATCACCAGGCCGAAGTTGGGAACCGTCCATGTCTTCAAGAACGGCGTCGAGCAGTTGGCTGGGATCACGATCACCTACACGACGGGCAACGTCAACTTTTCATCGGCTCCGGCTGCCGGCGACGCCTTGACCGCGACCTTCGAGTTCTACGTTCCGATGCGGTTCGATGACGACTTCCACTCGGTGAGCATCGACGACTATCTGGCGGGCAGCGCCTCGCTCCCGCTGGTGCAGGTGCGAGAATGAGGACGATCTCCGTAGCACTTCAGTCGCACATGGAGCAGGAGGTCACCACCCTGGCGACCTGCTGCGTGATCTGGCCGTACGGGGTGGGGAAGGACCCGATCGCATTCACAGACCACGACTGCGACCTGATCGTCGACGGGATCACCTATTCTCCTCTGTTCGCGATGAGCGCGACGTCGATCAACCAGAACCTAACGCTCTCCGTGGACAACCTTGAGATCACCTCCTTCTTCGCTGCCCTGGGGATCACGGATGCCGGCTTGCGTTCAGGTCAGTTGGACGTAGCCACGCTGGACCTGTTTCTAGTGAACTGGGAAGATCCTTCGATGGGCGTCGTCTACCTGGCGCAAGGATGGAGCGTCGGCCGGTTCGACCTCAACGACCACGTCTGCCAGATCGAGATGCGCAGCCTCACGCAGAAGCTACAGGTCGAGATCGGGGACACCTACTCCGAGACCTGCCGGGCCAAGCTGGGCGACGCGCAGTGTGGCGTGGCCCTCAACGTGCCGGCATTCAACACGACCGGAGTCGTCGGTGCGGCACTCGAAGGAGCGACGCAGCGGTTCAACTCCAGTCATATCCTCGACCTGGAAGGCGTCAAGCTCACTGGCGGAACGCTAATATGGACGAAGGTAGGAAGCGCGAATTACCAGCTCACGATGGAGATCAAGTCGGCGGTCGACGTGGACATCTTCGACCACACGATCTTCACGCTGCTCTGCCCGATGCCGTTCCCGATCGAGGTCGATGACACCTTCCACATCGACGTCGGCTGCGACAAGACGATCAATATGTGCCGCAATCGCTTTGCGAACGCCATCAACTTCCGGGGCGAGCCGTTCGTGCCGACGGAGCCCGAGGCCATGAGCACGATCGCCTACAATCCAACGAGTCGAACTCCCTGGGGACATTGACGCCATGCCATTCGGTAATCCGACTCCGGGCGGTGGAGGCTTCCATCAACCCTCGGCTCAGACCTTCAAGCCCGGATCCTTCGGAGGGGCAGCGCAGGGCTTCGCCGGGGCGCAGGCGATCTCCGGGGCCGTCTCTATGGTCGGCATGGTGATCGACGCCTGGAAGGGAAAGCCGGCGAACCGACTTGAAGGCCCGCAATCGTTTGACCTAGGAACGCAGACGGGCGCTTGGGGCGTCGTCATCCCTTCGATCTACGGCACGGCAAAGTTCGCCGGCAACATGATCTGGATGGGCAAGATCACCAAGAACGCCGGACTCGATCCTGTCCTCTGCACGTTCGCCATCGGAATCTGCCGCGGACCTATCGGGGGGATCACGAGGATCTGGGCCAACGAGTTGTGCTTCGTTGATACGCGGGGGATGGGCTCGCGCGAACCACTGACGGAACCCGCGGCGGAGCTCGCCTCTCAGGTGCAGTTCACCGTTCACCTTGGGACTCCCACTCAAGTACAAGACCCTTCGATCTTGGGAGAGTCGAGCAATGTGGGTCTCTTGCAGGTGCTAGACGTGGGCCGGACGTCCGCGCCAGGGAATCCTAGCGTCGGGGATATACACGCCTTGAGTCCCAACGCTACTGGGCAATGGTCTCGCCACAAGGGATACATAGCCGAGTGGGGCCGGTTCAACGACAGGATGACTTGGGTCTTCGGCGGAGCTCCTACGGACACATCCGATCGATCCGGTAAACCTCAGAAGGGCCAGATGATCTACAATCAGGATGATCACTGCGTCTATAAGCACAACGGCGAACGCGAGTGGGTGTTGTTTGAGCCTGACTATAATTCTGCGGACGCCGCCATCACGCCGGCCTACCGCGACCTGGCCTACATCGTCTTCAAGAACTTCCCGCTGCACCTCACGAACAACTCCATCCCGACGTTCAGCTTCGAGGTGTCATCGGTGGCCCCGGTGCTGGCGGGCGGAGAGTTGCATAACTGGGGCCTTTCAGGCGACGGGATCTTCGGTGGTGAAGGAGACGACTTCATTCGGTGCTCCTCTTCAGACAACCACGTTCTCGGCCTGAAGTCCGACGGCTCGATCTTGACTCACGGGGGCAACGCCTCTGGAGAGTGCGACGTTCCGAATCCCAACGGTGGATTCATCGCGGTGGCTGCGGGAGGGTCGCACAGCCTCGGGCTCAAGGCTGACGGTACGCTGGTGGCGTGGGGCCTCAACACCAGCGGACAATGCACGATTCCTTCTCCGAACTCAGACTTCGTAGCGATTGCCTGTGGGCATCTTCACTCTCTCGGTCTGAAGTCCGATGGGACGCTCCTTGCGTGGGGAGACAATACCTATGGTCAGTGTACCGTTCCTGCTTACACTGACTTCATTCGCGTCGCCGGTGGTTACTGGTGGAGTCTCGGGATCTCCGCCGCATCCGGCTTGCAGGCGTGGGGGAGTAACGCCTACGGACAAGTGTCTGGAATACCAGGCGGATACTTCGAGGACATCGCCTGCGGAGACGGGCATGGCGTAGGGTTGAAGACGGACGGATCGCTGTCGGCCTGGGGCTATGACGGCTATGGACAGGTCTCGAACGTCCCTGGGACCTCGGACTTCTGCGGAATTTGTTGTGGATCCTTTCACTGCTTGGCGATCAAGTTCGACGGCACCGTAGTCGGTTGGGGAAGGAACACGGATGGAGAGACCACGATCCCATCTCCACCCTCCGGATACTACTGGACGCTCATCGCCGCGGGAGGTCATTACTCCTACGCCATCGCGACCTCGCAGTCCGAACCCGTGGAGACGACCCTCTCCGCCTGCGTGACGGACATCTGCCTGCGCGCCGGCCTAACCGCGGGACAGATCGACGTGACCGACCTCGCGAGCGCAGAGGCCGACGTCCTCCGGGGCTACTTGCTGGAGAACCGGATGCAGGCGCGGGGAGCTCTCTCTCCTCTCTGCGAGGCGTACGGCTTCGACGGTGTCGAGGTGGACGGGAAGATCTTCTTCCTCTTCCGCGACGGGATCGCCTGGACTGACATCCCGATCGGAGACCTGGCCGCGCACCCGTCCGACTCCGAACGCCCGCAGGACCTCGTCACCTCCTATGAGAACGCGGAGGCCATGCCGGCGATGGTGGAGGTGGGCTACCTAGACGGCCAGAAGGAGTACATCTCGGCCTTAGCTCGCAAGGCGAGTTGGTCGACGCGATCGCTGGAGAAGGTCGGGCTCAGCCTGCCATTGGTCATGCTCGCCAGCGAGGCCGAGACCTACGCCACGCGGAAGATCGCCCAGGCGTGGATCGAGCGCGCCCGGTACCACTTCTTCTGCTCTCGGAAGTATCTCTTCCTCAACCCCGGGGACGTGGTCGCGGTCACGACGGCCGCCGGCACCTTCGTCATCCGCATCGAGAACATGGTCATCAACGAGGGGCTGCTCGACTTTGAGGGCGTGGGCGACTCGCAGATCACGTGGGAGGAAGAGATCGTCACTGCCGGGAAGTCCGGCGGCTCCGGGTCCTCCTCTTCTTCGTCCTCCTCCTCCTCCTCGTCCGCTTCGTCCTCGTCCGCTTCGTCTGAAAGCTGACCATCGGCGCATGGATGATCGAGAGGGAGGGAGGACAAGCGCATGACCGATGATTGCCCGAGGACCTCCTGTCCTTACATCGACGAGAAGCTCCAGGAATTGGAGAAGGTCTGCGATCTGAAAGTCAGCGCCCATGACATCACTGTAGCGTCCATGAGCCGCGAGATTCTTCTTCGATTGGAGGCGTCGGACAAGGAGCGAAACAGAGACCGCCTTGACGTGGAACGAAGGACGCACGACACCGCTGTTACGCTCGACGAACGCCTACATCGGATGAACAGGCTGCAAGAGAAACTAGATTCGCAGAACGAGATGATCATGAAGAACATGTTGGAGCGCACGGTCTACGAGTCTAAGCATGACAGTCTGGTGTTTCGTGTCGAAATCTTAGAGAAGACTGAAGAACGACAGGCTGGAAGAACGTCTAGGGGAGTGCAACTTTCTATCATCGCCTTGGCTGTGTCGGCAGTGTTTGGGATTGTCGACTTGATCGTTCGGTTGAGTTTCAAGCCATGACTGCCCTGGATCGAGCCTTGCTCGTCATCAAGGAGCATGAAGGTGGCGAGGTCACGGATGAAGCCGCCGATCCTGGAGGCGTGACGAAATTCGGCGTCTCGTTGCGGTTCCTGCGCAGTATCTGGGACGACTTCGCGGACGTGGACGGGGACGGCGACGTGGACGAAGACGACATCCGCGGGATGACGTGGCCCATGGCGGCCCGGATCTTCACGATCGAGTTCTGGGATCGGTACGGATACGAGACGTTGCCGGAAGACGTAGCGATCAAGCTCTTCGACCTCGCCGTCAACTGTGGGCCGAGACAGGCGCACCTGATCCTCCAGAGGGCTTGTAGAGCCGGGAGCGACCGCGTCACTGAAGACGGCCTCTTGGGACCTCGCACCCGCGCTTCTGTCGCCGCGGCCCTGCCGCACGTCCTGGTCGCCTGCCTCCGCTGCGAGGCGGCTTCTTTCTACCGGCAGCTCGTGGCCAAGCGGCCGGAGCTGGGATCGTTTCTCAATGGATGGCTCACCAGAGCCTATGACTGAGAGGAGTTCGTCATGTCACCGAAACCGTTGAATCTCTTGCTCACCTTCGCCAAGACGGTGCTCTACGTCCTTGGGGCCATGCTGGTCCGGTTCCTGATCGGGGCGGTGGCGTCCTTCCACCCGTTCGGGGAGCTGGAGACCGTCATCTGGACCGCCGTCCTTCCGGCCTTGGCAGGTCTCATCAAGTTGCTGACGCGGCTGGTCAACTGGGACCCGGCCAAGGCCGGCCGATGACCCGCAAGCCGTTCTACCGCAAGCGGGCGTGGTGGGGTTGGGTGGGGACCACCATCTCCGGGTCGATCGTTGCCTACGTCTCCGTGCCTAACCCCGTACTCGGGATCGCGGCCGTGATCGGTGTCATCTCCGCTGCCGTCGCCTCCTACTCGGTCCAGGAAGTCCAGCGGGAGATCGCGATCAAGAAGACCGAGACCGTGGCCGCCCTCATGACCATGACGGTCCGGGATCGAATCGTGATCGACCGCAACGGTCTCGGATGAGAGCACTCGCTGACAAAGGAGGAGTCGTGCCTGAGACACTGCTGGTCAAGCTGACGCAGGTCATCGGGAAGAACGGTCAGACCACCTTCCAGGCTTCGTTCTGGGTCGGTCACTGCGAGGTCCGGCCGAGACCTGGCGAGCCGAACGAGCTCGACCTCTGGTTCGTCTGGAGCGACGCGCCTCCGGCGGAGAGCCTGCCTCCGTACGTCCAGATCCCGCACCTGCACCAGAACGAGTAGGTCCGGGGATCGCTTCGCGGCTCTCTCGGGGCCGGCCGGTGGCGAACTCCGGTGGGTCGATGAACCCGGCGGTCCCGTTGATGATCGCGTTGTCTCTCAAGCGTTGAGAGATCTCCGAGAACTTGGCGACGAGATGCTTCTCGATGGCAGCCTTCTCCCGCCTCTCGGCGTCGGCGATCTCGTGGTCCTCGTGGCAGAGCGGCATCAGGCGGTCCGGGGACGGCAGGAGGCGCTCGCGCACCAGATCGACCAGGGCGATCCAGTCGATCCCGTCGAGGTGGTGTACGCTGACCGCGAACTCACGCCCCTTCGCCTTGCTCGCCTTCCGCCGGCACTTGGCGCAGCAGTAGCTCGTGCGGTAGAGCGCCTCGCGCCGCTCGCGGGATTCAAGCCACAACTTGTGGAGCGCCGCCTTGATCTGGGATCGAGGAGTGAATGGCGGCTTGCGTTTCCTCGGCTTGGTCGTCATCTCGCGGTTCCCGAAAGGGCTTTCCCGGCGGCCACGAGGTGCCTCTCCACCGTAGACGAGACCGGTCTGAGCAGGGCTCGGTACTTCTGTGCCGTCTTCGTTGCCGTCTCGATGTCGTCCGCCAGGCGCTTGAAGATCTGCGCCCTCATGTCGGAGTCGGAGAGGGCCTGGCGGGTCGGAACGTAGGCCATCCTCGACTCGCCGTTCGTCCCCTCGTTCACGCACTCGAAGGCGCGGACCTGGATCGTCTCCCCGGGGTTGCCGGAGACCTCCTCTTCGATCACGAGGCTCCTTCCGATACATCGAGCCGTATCCATCCTGTGAAGATGCGCCGCCTTCTTGTCGTCCCAGACGAAGCACTTGTGCAACTCCGTCTCGGCCGACCTTGCTAGAAGGAGGATGGACTCCGCCGTGTGCTTCTTTCCGCCCTTCCTCAGTTCCTTGCCGACCTTGTCCGGGTCGGCTGCGAAGCGAGATCCGCTAGCCCACTTGAACGTCACGTCGTAGTTCTCCTTCTTCAAACCATGCCTGCCAATCCGAGCCGTACCGTGCCACGCCTAGCCCCTGCGGGCTCTACCCTGTCCATGACTGCCCGGCCGAACCCGACCCTGTATCGCCCAGCCTCGCCGAGCCTAACCAAGTCCATGACTGCCACGTCTTGCGGTGGTCTACGCCACCACGCGGAAGCGACCCGCTTCGCCCTTCTTCTCCACCCTCCACTCACCCACGCCGGTGCCGAATCCGCCGGAATTGAGCGCGTTGATGATCTGCTCCGGGCTGACGGCGGCCGCGTTGTACTCGATCTGAAGCGTCGCAGCCCAGTCGACGATCTGTGCTCGAAACCGGATGTCGGCGGTCTTGTCGTCCAGACGGACCATGTCCTCCCTCATGGAGAACTTGCCACGGATCGGGACCATCTCGCGTCCGTCCCGAGGCGAGTAGACCCCAGTCACGAAGAACGAGGCTAAGCTGTCCGTCATCACCATCTTGAGTGGCTTCCCACCGCGAACGGCGCAGAGCTTGAACGCCGAAGCAGGAAAGCATGGGATCGTCAAGTTTCCATTCTTGTCGGGGAGGACGTACTTGCTGGACTCGTAACACTCAAGTGGGTCTTTCGGTGTCCTCGTCGTCGTCTCTTGCATCTGCTTCTTGAGCATCTGCTGCTTCTGCTTCGTTGACCATCGGTGCATGATGAGCGGCGCTGTCCCTACGATTTCCACGGAGAACCGTCGGATGTCGATCCGAGCAAGGCTCACCGCTTTGGTCTTTGGGGTTGTCGGACCCTTCGCCGTGATCTTCTTCGACGTCTTCGTTTGCAAGTCCATCGGATGCTTCCTCTCTTCCATCTTCCTCGGCGGCATGTCGAGATGTCCTCCTTTGTGTGAAACTTAGCTGCTGATCCAATGGTCTGTCTTACCGTCCGATCCTCCTCTTCGCTCCCGGCCGATACCGCTCTTCCCAGGCGACCATGTCTTCAAGCCACTTCTCAGCCCGGCGCAGGTCGCGGTAGGTCCGGCGGTCGATTCCACTCCAAACAACCGTTGGGCAAGATGCGAGTTCTCGCCAGGAGGCCGTTCTTGACGGCGCGCGTGAGCGACGGCTTGCGCATCAGTCGTGGTTCGCAGCTTCGATGGGCGTCACCTGGCGGACGGAGCACGGCGCCGCGGTCGATTCCTCGACACGGCTCCACTGCTTGACGATCCCGGTCACGCGCACCGAGCCGACGGAGGGGTTGAGCGAGAGGCTCTCGCCGACCAGTAGCGCGATCTCCTGCGTCTCCGCGGTAACGCTCCAGAGGCGCGCCTGCTGCGTCCACTCGATCTCGAACTTGTGCTCGCTCACTTCTTCTTCCTCCAGTCGTTGGCGTCGGCGCATGTGGCAAAGTGGCTCGTCATCGTCTGCGGATCGAAGAGGTCGCCCTCGGGCGCGGAGCCGTCCTCCTCGGGATTGACCGGGATCCAGCTCCCCTTCGCGGTCCCCATCCAGAAGATCGGGTCGCCGCAGGAGCGGCAGGTTCCTTCACGCGGCTTGTTCATCTCGCACCCTCTTTCGTTCCTTCGCCTCGGCGTAGCGGCGCTGGAACTCTTCCCTCGTCACGTCCTGGTTGTCGATCTTGCACCAGGCCGCACCGGCTATCATCTCGCGCCAGTCGCCGTGGCGAACCTCGACGAGAAAGACCTCGCCGTGGTACAGCTCGTGGAGGACTCGAGGACTCCTCGGCCCAGCCATCGTCGTGACGTCGATCAGGTCCCTGCCGCACTCGAAGAAGTGATCGCGCTCTTCCTGTTCTTCTGGTCGCGTCATAGGTCGTCCTTCCTTTGGCCTACTTTCCTCTTACAGAACACGCACCACGCCATCTCGCCCCACTTAGGCTCGGGGTACAACCTGCGCCACTTCCTTCCACATCGGCCGCAGATCATGGGGAAACCTGCCTTGCTCGTGTCATCGCACATCGGCACGCACCGGCAGTTCGGGTGCATCGGCACGGACGGGTCGACCGGATTCTTCCGCGGGAAGTCGGCGCCGGACCTCGTGAGCGACTCGGCCACTCGCGTCTCTGCGATGACCTCCGCCGCCAGCGACGCCTTCCATAGCGCCTCGTCGATCCACTTCTCGTCGGTCACAGCGACTCCTTCGGCGGGAGCTCCGGCTCGTACCCGGGGTGCCTCCACAGGTGCAGGCAGTTCCCGCAGTGGCTGACGTACTGCGAGCGCGGTGGATGGAACTGGAGCACGAGTTCTTCCGCGCCCCAGAATAGGTCCTTCACCCTAACCATCTCCTCCCACGTTGGTGTCCGGTTCGGTAGCGACACCGAGACGTGCTCCCATGCTTGCGGCCCTTCCGTGGCGCTGGTCACACCGGATGACAAGACCTTGAGGAACAACTTCGGTGCGATGGGGATGTAGAACAACCCCCACGAGGCCCCGAAGGGAGAGTCGTAGTCAGACAGACCTCGCTCCCGGTACGGGTCCAGCTCTCGGTTCGGCTCAGGCTTCATGATCTCCTCTAGCGGCCGGGGTTCGCAGGCACGAGCTCCCCCGGCCGGCTGTCGGTTGGGTGGGTGTAGCCGCGCGTCTGCGCGGGCGCCCCTCTGCTCCTTGTTGGCCGTTTGCAGGGGCAGGATTCGAACCCGCGACCACCTGGATATGACCTCGACACCGAGTTACGCCAGATGCTCTACCACTGAGCTACCCCGCAGCTAGTTGGGCGGGCCGATTCGATGTTCCGCTCACCGAACCGCCGGGAGCCCGCAGGCCGCCCGCCCAATCGTGTCATCCCAGAATCTGGAGGCCGGTGCCGAGCGCAGTCAGGTACTCCCGGAGCGTCTTCAGGGCGTCATGCTTCCACGCTCCACCGTCCGCCTCGAAGAGCGCGAACGCCATTCCTTCGCCTGACTTTCTGGCTCGCAGGACGAATGGGCTCGTCGGCTGATCCAGCTCGCGGAAGGTGCGGTAGGGAGCCAGGCACACCGGGTTCGGCAGATCGATCCTCCCGAGCATGGAGCCGGACTTGGCCGTGACGTTCTGCGTGACGCCGTTGTCCTCCTCCGTCCTGATCTCGCTGCCGGTCGCCGTGCCTACCATCTGGAGCAACTGCGCCCTCGTAGCGGACTCCTCGAACTGCGCCTGTAGCTGAATCACGAACGTCTCCTGGTCCATGAACTGGCGAAACGGGAACTCGCAAGAACACGCCTTTGCCGTGGCCAGAATCTGCCTGTCCAGAAACGGAGGCTTAGCCTCGGAGATCAGGTTCACCACGTCGAAGGACGGCACGTGGAAGGCGAGCTTCGCGCCGTCCAGGATGGGGAAGTCGAAGGGCTCGACTGCCGGATTGCCCAGATAGGTCCTGAACCCAAGCAGCGAGGCGAAGGTAAGCGTCTCGACCTGCGGTCCCTTCATCGGCGTCAGCCCGCGCGTGCTGTAGGTCCGCCCGTCGAGCTCCACCGTCGGCGTCTGAGCCTTTACCAAATCCACGATGCCGTCTAGGAATGTCCTGTCGATCATCCGCTTGACTCCTCGTCGCCTTCCGCGACTGCTGCCGCCTTGATCGGCGTCACGTTGGTGAATAGATGCGCCTGCTGGATGTTCGACACCGTCGCGGTCATCTCGCCCTTGCTCTTGCCGAGGTAGATGAACCCGACGTTCGGTCTCGTCGGGGCCAGCTTGCTCTTGCAGTTGACCTGGACCGCCGCGGAGTCCCTCTTCTCCGACGGCTTGATCTTGACCTCCAGCGTGATCACCCGCACCGCGTCCGGCTTCGTGTTCGGATCGTCGATGTTCCGCAGGACCTCTCGGAGTTCGGCCTGGAACAGGTCTCCCGCCGATCCGTTGCCGATCGTGCCGAGATTGGCCTCTTCGAACTCTGCTTGCATGCGAACCTCCTTTCTGAACCCGTTTTCATTATAGCATAGTCATATCGCGAACGCAAGCGGATAAGATCGGGCCGGCGGTTCCGTCCTTTGCGGCCTTGCTCCTGCGGCCCCGGCCAGCGCGACTACTCCGCGCGCCTCTCGGCCGGATCCTCAGCGGACTTCTCCGGCTCTGGCGCCACTAGCTCGTCGATCATCTCGGGCAGCCCGGTCAGTGCCACGCTCAACGCCTTCAGCGTCATGGCGACACCCTGCAACTCAGGAGCGGCCTTCCACACTCTCTCCATCAACTGCCACGGGCGCGGGCGGACACGAGACCTTCACATCCCGCCCGATGGAAAGGTCATAGACGGTCGTTGCGTGATCCGGCGCGGGCGGGTCCGTCTTGATGACGCCGCACCCGTCGCACTTCCACCGCCGCGGCATCCGCCCGAGTACTTCCACCGGCCCCTCGTCGCCCGTCCACGAGGTATGCGAGCACTCACCCACGGGCAAGCCGTGCTCATCATCGATGACCGGCGCTGGCGCGGGCGGGGCGACTCCGAACAGTGACCGCCGCGCATCGGCAACAGCCTCACGCGCAGCCTCCACGCAAAGGGCGTGGAGCTTGTCGGGAGCGATTGCTTTCGGAGCTGGCGCGGGCTGCGGCGGGTCGCAGGCGGCGATGACGGACTCGACGAATCCTTCTAGGTGCTCTTGACTGATACTGCCGCATCCGCGCAGACGCTCAATTGCCTCCTCTAGCAGCCGCAGACGCGAAATAACCACCGTCTCGTACTCGCGCCACGTATCCGCGCACACTTCACAGAGCGTGATCGTGCCGTCGGCGTGCGCGCGGGCCTCCATGATTGTGTTCTTGGCCCACGTGTCGTCCTGTGTCTCGTTCGCGGCGGTCACGGCTCACCCCTCTCCGCGGGGTGATCGAGGATCGTGATTCTCACTGATACAACCCTTTCATGCCGGGCTCCCCCGGAGAATACCTGCTCCGACGTCTTCGGATCCGAGGGAGCCCGACTCCTGACTCGCTGCTAGCGGTCGAGCCACCAGAAGATGTTGAGCGGAACTCCGCCGCCCCCTCCGTGGTGCGCCGCCAGGCAAGCGATGATCCACGCCATCACATCGCAGATGTTCGGGAAGACAATCACCCCCTCTCGTCCAGCTCGATCGTCTCCGTCTCGGCCAAGAGCCTCTCTCCCGCCGAGTGCAAGCGGAACCACGCGGCCCGCAAGAAGACGACTTCGTCGAGGAGGGCGTTGAGTAGGCCGTCCTGCTCTCCGTTCGCTCTCTTGCGAAGCGTCGCCATCTCGGAGTCAGTTAGAGGAGGGTGCATGTCAGCCATCCCCACGATCTTCCACTGAGGATCTTGAATATGCACGGCTCTTCGACTCCGAACCTCAGAGCAATACGCTTCTGGGTCATTCCAGAGGCATAGAGGATTCGAATGCGGAGAACCTTACTGCTCGTGAGTTTGGCCTTGGGATTGCGGCTTCCGCGAGTCTTTGGATGCGGATAGGATAGCCGCCCCTTAGCGGACGCATCTTTCAAGTTGTCTGCCTGCGTTCCAAGGAATAGGTGGCTCGGTTTGATGCAAGAAGGATTGTCACAGCTATGGAGAACGCACAGATTAAGAGGGATCTTTCCGTTGCGAAGTTCCCACGATAAACGATGGGCACGGGTCGTTCGTGGGAGTGATTTGTGCCGAAGCAGTCCGTAACCATCTTTATCCTTGTATGCCGTCCAGAGAAGGCAGCCGTCTGAACTCGGAGTCGAATGCCGTTTCAGTAGGTCAAATAGTATCATCGGATGGGCCACGGGCTATTTCTCCTTGTTCGATTACCCAGGTCGCTGGTCCATCCATCCCTACTCTTTCCACCCAGATCTGCGCGCCGGCCTCCGCCGCCATCGCCTCGATCGCGGCCATCGAGTCCTCGTCCAGCAGCGAGCCGTCGCGGATGAGGAGAACCTTGACCTCCTTCGACATCGCCAAGCCCATCGCCACTCCGACCTTGACCTTAGCAGCGTCCCCGGCCTGCTCGAAGGGTAGGTCGTTCAGGAGGACTCCGGACCCGTCCTCGGCGAACGCCAGGCCGGGGATCGGGAACGGCGCCTCCACGAGCTGCCTCTTCTTCCAGGAGTCGATCTTCAGCACCTTCGTGTCGGCCGCCTCGGCTTCTTTGGACGCTATCTCGACAGACGCGACGAGCGTGTTGTAGTCGCAGACCCTGCGGGCCTCGGCGTTGCGCGTCTCCGCAGAGGCAAGCTGTGTCTGCAAGCCCGAGACGTCGAACTCCGGGGCAGCGCCGAAGAGTCGGGTGGCCTCCTCCTTCTCTGTCTCGCGCACCCGCAGGGCAGCCGTCGCTTCCTCGATCTCTTGCTGAAGACGGCGCACCTTCTCGTCCGCTGCCTGGATGGCCTTCTCCGCATCCTCGACCGTCTGCTTGAGTCCGGCCCTGTGCTGATTCTTCAGCGTGCCGGCCTGGATCAAGGACACGAGATCTGAGATAGAGACCTCTCTGGCGCTGAAGTCCGTGATCGTCTCGCCCAGCTTCTCGGCCTTCTCCTGCGCGGCCTTCTGCTCCCTCCTCGCGGCGGTGCGCTCCTCCACCGCGGAGACCCTGGCCGTGTCCGCAGCGACGAAGTCGATCTTCAGGAGCTCCGCCAGGACGCGCGCCTGCTCGCGCGGGGGCATCCGGGAGAAGGCGAGTGGGTCGAAGAGCATCCCCGTTCCGACGAGTCGGTCAAGCAAGCCTTGGGGCTGCGGAACCGGCTCACAGCCGACGGACTTGTCGACCACCTCCAGCCGCGATCCTTTCTTGGTCCACTTGCGGGTCACGACGATGCTGCCTAGGTCCACCTTGACGGAGGCCGTGCTCTCGCCCCGCCGGATCGGCTCGTCACAGATCAGCGTTGCGCCTCCGAGCGCATAGGCCACGCAGTCGAGACTCGTGCTCTTGCCTTGATCATTCTTGCCAGCAAGAACGCAGATGCTAGCGTCCTCGGGTGGCACAAATAGGCAGTCCTTGAGCTTCTTGATGTTGGTTACGCGCATCGACTTGATGACCACTGCTCTCTCCCTTCTGTCATAGGACATTCTTCCATCGTCGCTTGCGGAACCATCAGACCTCCTTCGTGATCACCAGCGGCCCAGAGCGTCGCCCCTCTCCGGGCCGCCGTGCATTGCCCGCCGTGCTACAGGACGACTGGTGCCTTCCGTCGCATGGCCGGCAAACCTCTACTCGTCCCAGGGCTGGCCGTTCGAGCGCGTCTCGGAGTCCTGGCCACCCCGGCGCGCCGGTCCGTGGTTCGGTCCGCCCCTCTTCTGCGGCGGCTTTGTCGGCTCCACGTAAGCGGCGGCTTCCGCCTTCTCCCGCGCCTCGATCTTGGCCTTCTCCTCCGGCGTCGGCTCGCCGCTCGGCTCCGAGGACGGAGGAACCGGCGGTGGCGCCGTCTCTTCCTTGGCCTGAGCCGTTCCGTTGCCATTCGGCTTCGCGGTACCGTTCGTCGGCGCCTGCGTCGATCGGATGCGATCCTGCGCGGCGCGAGCCTCGTCTGCGGCCATGAGACCGCCGACACGGAAGACCTCCTCGACCGGCTTCCCCTCGTCCCGCATCTGCTTGTAGAGGGAGCGGAGGACGAGGAGCTCGTCGGCCATGATCTGGTCCAGAGTCTGGAGCTTGAGCACGTCGAGGATCATGGCGTCGGTCACGCCGGCCTTGTGCATGACGTCGATCGCCTTCTCGCGCCGGCTGGCGATGGACACGATGTCGCCGACAGCACAGTCCTTGCTCGCCTGATAGACCGCTTCGATCACGAAGTCCGGGATCAAGCGCAAGACCCCATTCCGATGCGCGATCGACATAGCTGCGGCCCTCGTGACGGAGATCATATCCTCATTGAACCTCTGTCCTCGCGAGTTCACGATCCGTCTCGACGCCTGCACTTCGACGTAGTTCATGGAACACAGATCCAGAGCCGCGACATCAACGACGACTGCCGTCTCCGTCTCGTGGCTGGAGCGCACCCTGACGGCGATCTTTCCTGCCGCCGCTTGCAGCGCCTTGGCAAGCGAGATGCTTGGGCCAACTATCATTTTGCCGCCGCGCTCGAACGCGTACGAGCACTTCGCTGCCCCTTCGTCTGAGTGCGTGACCATCGCAGTTGCCTCTCGGATGATCTTTCCCCAGTTGCGAGGTTCGGCTCCTGCCATCTGTACCAAGGATGACCACAGGCCGGCCTCGCGTGCCTGAGCGATTGCCATCGTGGTGACGGGGCTCTCGGTGACTTCGTTGTCTTCGTCGTTCATCGGGTCTCCTTCCAGGTGTTCCCGTGGATTATCTGCCAGATTGGCCCTGTACTCATTCCGAACATCGACGCCAGTCGGCAATGCGCTCCTTGACGGTCTTTCGATTGTCAGCCATAGATGGCGGTGATCCTCCACGGCGGTAGTGTGATCGGATGGATCGTCTCCTCGTACGCCGGCCACACCCCGTCGAGCAGGCACGTCCGGTAGGTGAACAGCGCGGCCTCCTTGTACGCCTTGCCGCAGTTCAGCGTCTCGGTGGGCAGGAGGAAGACGTTGACCGCGTAGGGAGGCTCCTTCTCGATCGCGATGAGCATGACCTCTTGCGGTCGCTTCGCTCCTGCCAGCTCCAAACCCTCCTGGTACCACGCCATCTTCATCCAGTAACCCATGCTGTCGGCCTGTCTGGCGAAGGCGTGCGGTCTCGCATCCAAAGCAGTCTTCAGGTCGATCAGTCGCCCGTCGGGAAGGAAGTCCGGGCGCCCCTGGCAGCGGACCGGGTCGAGTCCTCGGGATTTGCCGTAGCCGGTCTGGTCCTCCCAAAGGACGCTGACCTCCTTCATTCCCTGCTCCCGCATGATCGCCCCCGCGAACGGATGCGCGAACAGGGAGTCTTGCATCCCGCGCAAAGCGTCCCACTCCTTTGCGGTGATGATCTCTTTCGTCTGCTGGAGCCGCCAGAGCTTGCCCTCCTTGGTAGCGAAGGACATGCCCTCCGGCTTGGCGACGTAGCGCCGCTCCAGGTCATCGGGCTCCAGCATCGCAGTGTGAAAGGCCGCCCCGAAGATCATCGCGGGGGTCGGCTCTCGCTCCGCGTCTCGCTCGGCCACCGCGTGCGCCGGTGACTGCTCCTTGAGGGTCCAGAGGAACCCGCCGGTGACGGCGCCCCACTGCTGATAACGATCGAACGGCACCCCTTCGTGTATCCCGATCTCCGCATCCTTCTCGTCCATGCTTCTCCTATCTGAGCTTGTACCCTGCCGCTGCGGCCAGCGCCCGGCGCGACCACTCCGCCTGACTCAGGCGATTCTTTCGGGCGATCCTCTCGATCGTG